GAAAGCAGCGCGGCGATCGCGAGATTGCCGTTGGTTTGGTCGACGACATAGACTTGGTGGAATGTCGCGCCATCGGGCGAGACCTTGAGCTGGTAGCCGTCCGAGCCCAGAAGCCCGGCGAGCGCGCGCGCGGAAAAGCCGGTCTCGAAGGTGAGACTCGCATCGTTCGCCGTCGCGACCTTGTTGAAGGTGAAACGGCACGAATCAGTTGTCGCCGAAAACAGAAACGAGGTGCCGGAGACGCCGAGCGCGTTGTTGGAATCGGCGGTATAGCCGGCGAGCCCGACATGGCCCGTCGCGGGGTCGATATCGAGCGCCTGGGTGAAGGCCGCGCCTGTCGCCGAGACCGCCACCTGATAGCGATCGCCCGCGAGCAGGCCCGCGGTGGCGCGGCCGGAATAGGCGGTTTGGAAAAGATGCGCGGCGGTATTGGTCGCGCTCGCCTTATCGAGCGTGACCGTGACGGAGCCGCCGATATTGTCGAACAGCACCTGCGACGATTTCACCGCGAGCAGGTTCAGGCTGGTGTCGACGCTTGTGTTGATGCCCATGCCCGCGAGATTGGTGAGGCTCGTGATGTTGGTGTTCGCGCCGGCCGAGGCCGCGCCGATGTTGGCGAGCGCGCCGGCGGCGGTGGTCGCGCCGGTGCCCCCCGAGGCGACCGCGAGCATCGAGGCGCCATCGGAGGCAAGCCCCATGTCGACGCTGTCGGTGTAGGGATCGGAGGCGAGACCAAACGTATCCGTCTCGTTGACGGGTAAGCTCGCGAGCCCAGCGTCGACGCCGCTCCCTTGGTTGATCGTTTGCGCGACGGGGCCGAAATAGCCGGAGCCGAGAGGCGTGAAGCTATAGGCGACGCAGGTCGAGAGATCCTGCGCGGCGTTGCCGAACACGTTGACACTCGGGAACTTGAAATAGAGCGTCTGTCCGACCAACGCCGGCGGAAAGGTGTAGCGATAGATTGACGTGTCGAGGCAGAGCACGGGCGCGCCGACGGCGTGGGCGGCTCCATGCTGGCCATAATAGGCGCGCTGGAGGTTCGAGAGCGTATAGGCATTGGTGCCTGTCAGGCTCGAGGCGCCGTAGGCCACGATCTCGGAATCGACGAGGCACAGCGACGGATTGGCCGCGCTGATGCCGACGGAGGCGAGCGTCGCCCCGCTTTCGGCGAAACTGACGCTCATCCGCGTGGAGGCGGAGGCGACGCCCGGCGCCGTCAGGGCCGCGGTCAGCACGCCCTGGCTCGCGGGTTTCGAGACGGTCGCGACTTCCGCGTAGGTCGTGTTATCGGTCGAGACATAGATGCCGGCGCCGCCCCAGTTGGGGTCGGCCTCGCCATTCGTTCCACCGGAAAGACCGATCCAAATCTGGTCGACGCCGCCGGTGAGGTCGGACGGCGGCTCGAAGATCGTCGGCGCGTTGACGGACGCCGGCGCGACGGCGCGATTGATCGGTGTGTTGACGGCGCCCGCCACGGGATAGGCGACGCCGATGCCGACGGCGCCCGGATATTCCTCCGCGGTGACGGTGAGGAGGCCGTCGGTATCCTCCTCGATCGAGATGATTCGGACCGGCGTCTTGGCGAGACCAAGGTTGGCGTCGGTGAGCGTCACCAGGTCCATCGGCTCGAGCAGGCAATAGGCCCAGGACAGCCGAAACGTGTAGGTGTTGCGGATATAGAGCCCGCGCTGGAGGATGAGCTGCGCCGATATCGAGCCGATCATGGTATCGCAGAATTCATGCGCCGTGACCGTCGACGCGATGCGCAGGCCATAGGTCTCGATCGCGTTCTGATCGCGCGCCTCGACCGGCGTCGCGCTATATTGGTTCGAGCGGTCGAGAACCTCGAGGCGCACGACGTTGGAGGCGGCGTAAGGGTCGACCCGCGCGACGGTGAGGGGATCGTCGCTATCGTCATGGATATAGTCATCATCGTCGAGATCGTAGATCGGTGTCATGTTTGGCTGGAACGTCACCGCGACGCCGTTGTAGAGCGCGCCGGTCGCGGGCGCGTCGCCGAAGGGGATGATCTTGAGCCGCCCGCCCGACCAGACCGCGGCGCTGTTGGTGAGTTGCAGCCAGCGCGCGAGCGTCGTGTTGGCGGACTCCTGGTCTGTGAGGCAAGGCGAGAAGGCGAGGCCCAAGGCCTGGCAATAGGTTTGATAGGAGCCGCTTCCCGAGGTCCCATAAAGGCTCGTCGCGTCGAGGCTCGCGGCGGGAAAGCCCACGCCGTATTGCGCGTTGGTCAAAAAATCCGCGAGGACCAGGGCGGGGTCGGCGTCATGCGCGTTGATGACCGCGCTGGGATAGAGCACGCCATAGACCTCGAAGGCGATCGTATCGATCGAGGCGCTTGATCCCAGGTCAAAATAGCTTGACGCCGCATAGGCGGTGCCCTGATAGGCGAGCGCGGCGGCGGGATAGCTCGAGGCGAGATAGCCCCAAGTGGTCTGCGGCGTCGTGCCGTTGTAGACGCTGAGGTAGAAATCCGAGAGATTCTGCTCGCCCTGGCCGCGAAAGACCGTGCCGAGCGCGGTGATCGGCCCCTCGCAAACGCCGAAGATCAAGGCGGTGGAATAGGTGTAGCCGGTGACGCTGCCCTGGCCGCCACCCTTGCCGCCGGAATTCGCGTGCTGCGCTTGGGTCTGAAAATTGTCCGCCCAGATGACATTGGGCGCGAGCCGCGTGATGCCGTAGCAGATCGGGATCGGCAGCGCGCTGCTGGCGGTCTGGCTCTGCAGGCCGGTATAATCCGGCGTGACGACGTTGGCGCCGCCCTTGCCGCGAAAGATGCTCATGCCAAACCATCCCATCGGCTGAAGAAACGTCGCGCGCGGGCGGGATCGCGAAGAACCGAGTTCGCCTCGACGGATTCCTCGAGCACGCAGCGCGACGGCGAGAAGGCGTGCACGATGGTCAGGGGATCGACGCGCGTCACGATGCCGCCATGGGCGTAGCAGCGGCCATAGCGAAACACCGCGACATCGCCTGGCCCGGGCGCGTCCCGCTCATGGCAGCGATCGAACACGAAGCCGAGATAGCGCTCCTCGCCGCGATGGAGATGCCAATCCGGCGCGTAGGGGCGCGGATCGAACGGCGCGCAGAGGCCGGTGTCGACGAACACGCGCACGAGAAGCATGCCGCAATCGACGCCGACCCCGATGATGTCGGCGCAGGAATGATAGGGCGTGCCGATCCATCGTCGCGCCTCCGCGACGACCGCCGCCCGTTGCGTGGCTTCTTGCATGAAAGGGCCCTCAATAGGCGCTGCTCGGCGGGGGGATGAAGGGGAAGCCGCGGAAATTCGCGAGATTGTTGAACTTCGACTGGCAGGTGCCGCTGGTGTGGTCGCAGCCCTGGGTGACGGTGAAGGCATCGCCCTGAGCCGGCGCGCTCGCCAGGGGATAGGCGAGTGTCAGCGTGTTCGTGCCCGCGCTCTTGATCGTGGCGGAGACGCCGGCGTTGAGGCCGGAGGAAAAATAGATCGTGCCCTGGACATAGACCGACGAGGCGCCTGTCCAGGCTATGACGCTCGTCGTCGAGCCGGCCGCTGCGGTGCCCGAGGCGCCATAGGTCGCCTTGACCAGGCCGCAGCCGGAATCGAACAACGTGTGGCCGCAGGTCGGCTGGTAGAGGTTGCGCGGCATGTCCATGTCGAGCAGCACGAGATCGGACGCGACCGTGATCTGCGCGCTGGTTCGCCCGATCTGGTCGATGCTGGTCATGCGGCCCTTGAACAGGATGACGCCGCCGAGCGGCGGGGCGCTCCAACTCGTGAGAAACGCCCGCTCGCGCTGGACCTCGCAGCCATCGAACACGCCGTGATGCAGCGCGATGAGGAAGGGCACGCCGTTGACCGTGTCGGTCGGGCGGGCGGCGATTGAGATGTGCTGCTGATCGACATCGAGCGTCGTCGTGCACTTGAAGGTCAGGCCGTCGACGAGAACGGAATTGGCGGCATAGACGAACCCGTTCATCGCGATGGGGACATCGGCGTTGGTATAGGTGAGGATGAGGCCCGAGATCAGCGTGAACGTATAGCAATCCGCCATCAGCAGCGGCGCGTCGGCGAGCGGTCGTTGCGCGGCGAGATAGGTGGCGAGCGCGGTGGTCGTGGCTCTCACGGCTTGACACTCCTGAACTTCAGCGACGACAGGGTCCAGAGGCCGCTCATGACATTCTCGAAATCCTGCTGGTCGTCGGTGAAGCGGCAGAGGAAGGCGTAGGCGAAATCCGCCGTGATCGCGGCTCCCACGGCTGGCGGGCTCGCGAGCGTCACGGTGTTGGGGGCGGTCAGCGCGTAACCCGCCTGCGCGACCGCGTCGACGTAGATCGCGTTGATCTGCGTGACGTAGGAGACGGGCTCGGTGAAGGCGCCGATCATACGCCGCAGCGTGAAGGCCGTGGTC